GCTATCAATCTTTTGGCAAGCCTCATTAAATTGTTCAGGGAAAGAAAAATATGACTGCCCAGCAATTTCAGGATGTTCAAAGTTAACTTGGATGGTTAAATGTATTTCTTCGCGAATCTTGCGGATTGTAGGAGTGTCGTTTTCAGAGGGAACAAAAATGGTTCCAATTCTTTCATTTAAATCGTCAACCGAGTTCCACACAACTTCTTCCGCGTTGCTCGGCAATCTTTTCCATTCATCAATCGGCCATTTTGCAATAAATGCCGAATAAGGTTTAATATAAGCGCCATCAGCACCATCATCACCTACTTCATAATCAACATATGTCTGAGCCATATGATTGTTCCACTCATTTTGTATTTCTTCACAATCACCTTCATATGAACGGACAACATCACCAATTAAATCTGCGTCAAGAGTGTCTTCGGTATCTGTGTTCTGGCGCATCGCACCAGCAAATTCAACATTTTTGTCACCCAGCAGCTGCTTCATCAAAACAGCTCTACCTGCAGCATTAGCAGTATCTTCATAAGAGCCTCCAAAAATCATAAATTTACTTAAATCAATCTTGTCGCCCTCTTTAGGCATGTTTTGGATGACTTCTTCTTGGTTTGATCTTGCCCAGTCAGTAACTTGATTAGCTAAGCCTGGAATATCAGCACCATAGACTCTTTTCTCTGGCATTCCAACATCTTGTCCATCATCAAATCGTTTTGGTTCATCTGTGTCGTAATATCTGATCTGTCGGACACGAATTCTAGAAACTGGCTCAATATCACCGCTAAATGGGCGCTTATCGTCTAAAAATATCTCACCCTCTTGAATTTCTTGCTCTGCACTGTCTATATTGCTCGTATTAGTGGCTGAGAGCAGTTCTTCTGTCTCTACCACATAGGCAACCGCCCCATGCCCTTGAGCCTCGGCTACAGCGCATTTATAGTATGATTGATAGGCACCTTGGCGACTAGGTGGAGTGTGACAAGAGGTAATCTCGTCAAAATCGCTCATTCTGAGCACATCTATCGGATGTCGAGTAATAATAATGGAAAATTTGTTATCATCGATGTTATTTATCTCTTTTTTGATATATCCGGCATTATCTTTCCAATATTGGAAGTATTGAGTGGCTAAATCGGTTAAATTGTAGCCGGCCGGCCCTGCAACACCTGGATTTACAACATATAAGTAAATTTGAGTATTAATTCTCTGAAAATTCTCATATTCCTTTTCATCGAGCGCTGCTTTCATCATTTTTCCGGTAACTCGGCGTGATGTCCTAACTGGTTCGCCATCTGCTAGCTTATAACCAATACCATCCAAGTGATCATAGACTTTTTGGTATATTTCGTCTTTTCTTCGGCTTAAATCAGCCAATTTAGAGAAAAGCTTGCCGATTTTCATCTGAATCTTCTTAGTTTTCTTCTTTGGTTCAGAACCGCCCGTCAACATATCAAGAAAATCGTCAGATTTACGCAGATCGCGCTCAGCATACACCATACCTTTCTCCCAATCTACATCATATTCTTGAGATCTGAAGAATTCTGCGAACTTTCCAAGCTCTGTGGAGGGATCAATGGTCGGAAATGGTATAACAGCACGCATTTTACCACTAAAAAGATCATTTAGGGGCAAATTAGCTGGATTTAGATCGTCCAACACATCTTCAAGTGCTCGCATCTCGTCTTCGGTGACTTCTTTAAGTATTTTTTCGTTAAATTCGTACAAATCTGCTACTTTTGGAGCAGAAACACCTAAATTTTCTAGTAATTGTGCTGTTTTTAGCAGGATTTGTTCATCATTTAGCATTAGCTTTCCATTCGCAATAGTCACACGACATTTCGTCGGTTAAAGGCATGCCACAATTGGGACATTTCTTAGATTTTACCATAGATAACATGTTTTTTATTCCTTCATTGATTTTGAGCCACGACATTTCCACTTTTTACGAGATAATGCGTTGGCACATGGGGGGTTTTTACACTTTTTAATCTTTGCTGAGCGTGCACAATATGCATCACCCTTCTTTGTTCCCGGTCTAATGCGATCGCCACCGCCTTTCGCTTGTCCTTTCTGCCCATATGAACGGCATTTTCCGTTTACACGCTTGGCAAAACGTTTTCCTTTAGAGGGCTTGCATGCTTTCTTTTTTTTCTTCTTTTTTTTACGTTTTTCATCAAGAACAGCTTCAAGCTCTTCTCTTATTATTGCGTCTAGTTCTAAATTTTCTTTAGTTTTGACTTTTCCTTTCTTGGTAGCTGGTACAAATTGTTTCCCTTTTTTACCACCAGCTTTCTTTTTGGCGTTATCAGCTTTCTTTTCGCCCTTTGACATGCTAGCCCACTTACCAGCCGGCTTGCATCGCTTGGGATTCTTTTGTGCTTTGGCATCGCCACATGGGGTACCATCAGATTGAACCCAATTTTCGTCGCGCCATGCTTTAAGTTCGCCGCCTTCGTCAAGAGATTCGTTCTTCTTCTTGCCTTTACCATAATTTGGATCTTTACAGTATTTGCTGGCTCCCATGGCTGCGTACGCCGACCATTTGCCGTACTTTCTCATAGCCCATGCCTTTCCTTTGGGGCAAATCTTGTTTCCTTTTTTGGCTTTCTTTTTAGTACGCTTCTTTTTTCGCTTGCGTTTGGCAGATTTGGATGATTTTTCATCTAATTCTTCCACTTCTTCTTCTATTTCTCCATATAAATCGTCATTTTCTTCTTCGGAGATCTTTGTTATTTTAACAACTTTTGCTGCTGGCGCACCATAAGTCCTACAGGGATCTTGCCCACAGCCACAGTTTTTACCTTCACCTTCTTTTAGTTTGTCGTCATCCGTCTCGTCGAGCATTTTTTGTATACGCTTAGCTTGACTAGCATGCATTTGCGATGCCTTTTCAAGCTCTCCGACGATTTCTTCAAGTTCTTCTTCGTGTTCTTTGGTGTGTGATTCTAGGAATAGCTTCCAATTATTGTGAATTTTGTTCATTTTTTAGCATCTCCAGAGCCTTGTTCAATAAATAGATCGGTATTTCACTATTAGCAATCTGTTTTATATCATCTATAGCCGCCCATTTGTAATCATCATGCTCGATTTCTCCAGATTCTGGGTTGGGTATGCTGACATTTATTTGTCCGTGCCAGTTAATAGCGAGGAAATAATACTTTTCTGGCTTGGGTTCACCGAGATATTTTAAATTACTTATATGGCATGAAAGATTGGTTTCTTCTTTCAGTTCTCTAAGTGCCCCCTCTTCGATAGAGGCATCAGTATCATCAATGTGCCCACCTGGAATTGTCCATTGTCCGGCGCGTTTATCAATTGAAGAGCGCCGCAATATTAACACTTCATCCTTATCGTTAAAACAAACTACAATACCGGCAGCATTCATCTTCTCTTGGGAGATGAAGTCTTTCCAACTGGAATTCTTTTTTATCGACATGCCTTATAATTATGATCATCTTTCTCGCAAAACTCTTTTAATGATTTTTCAATTGGTAAATATTTTATTGGTGCAACCCAGATCATGTTCTCTTGAACTTGAATTCCTGGATAGTATTCCACATCTACTCCATATAAAATACCAATTATATGTCCGGAAGTATTGTATATTACCGAACCTGAACAACCAAACCAGCCGTATGTATTAACTATTAATTGAGTACCCCGAGCCGGCAACACTTCAGTGCCAGCAATGCGCCCTTCAAACGACATCAAAGAGTGCCAAGAAGGAAATCCGGAATATACAATATTTGTACCAATTTTGTGATCTTTAGCCACTTTCCACGGCATAGGCTCTAATACCTCTTTATCAAAAGATTGCATTAATACCAACACTGCCATATCTTGAGTGGGGCTCTTGTGAATCAACATTGCAGGTAAATTCTTTTGCCCCTTTTGTATCGTATATATGGTACCAATATCCAATTCAGTTACATGTTGTGCAGTAAAAACCAACTGTAAATCTTTATACTGAATCACAGAGCCCGAACCATGTCCACCACCATCTGTCATGACTTTTACTGCTGCTTTTCTGACGTTTTTCTCTATATTAGACATACCCTTGTTGATAACTTCAATCGGCATGCCCGGCTTGTAAGTAGCTGCATGGCTACTGCTACTAAAAGTAAATGCTAGTAAGGCACCCAATGCTATTAATAAATGTTTCATTTTAATTCCTTATGCGCCAGTGTCTGGCTCTATGTATCTATATCCAATTTCCACTAAATGCCCTGCACCAGGAATTATAGTGAAATAAACTGTATTGTCTGACTCTTGGTAATACCAATCATGATTTAACGAACCGTTGATAAAAACTCTAATAGAATCTGTTTCTGCTTTGTGAGTTAACTTAAGGTTTTCGTAGGGTTCAATCGAATGGGTTGCATCTGTTACTCCTGGCGACCAGTCGGTATCACATATATCGACGACAACTCCCCCTATGGCACCCGTTGCTTCCATATAGCGATCGCCAACATCAATTGGACTTGGCGGCCATGTACAGAGTGAATCTGTCGCAGCCTGATTAACCACGCTAGCCATGAACACGGATCCCATTCGAAGAGAACCATACCAACTTAAAAAATCAGATGGCATAGGATATTCAATATGACTTTGTTCTTCCTCGTCAGACACAAAAACAACTAATAATCCAGCATCCGGACGCATCCATGTTGAGGCATAGGGGTTCAAATTAATATAATCATAAACTGAGTTAAATCCCTCCTCGTATGGCGCCGAGTGCAATGTAGCTAGCATTGCCGCGGCATCATCGATGTCATCGCCAGGAACAAGTGGGAACTCAGTACTGACAACTGCATCTCTTGGATCTGCACTAATCATCACTAGCCGCCAGTCAGAAATAGGCAGCGCTAGCAGCATTGCCTCAACCCCTGCTAAAAGTTCGGCATTATATCGATTCATTGAACCCGATCGATCGACAACCCATAATATATCAATTCCATCAACAGACATGTGTTGTGTGAAAGAGTCGATCCATATCTCTCCCTCATTGACGGGTACCTCTATTTCTATATAAACAGGCACCTCTACTTCAACCGTTTCAGTCTCGGTTATTGTTTCAGTCACCGTTTCTGTGATGACTATTGTTTCGGGTTCCCCCGGTTGCACAATTGCATAATCTTGATGGCAACTCATCAAGGAAAATAAAAAAGCCAATATCATTTACATACGTCCTCCCACTAAGTATTGTTTAAGTTTTATTTGGCACTCTCAATAATCTAAAACTTAATAAAAATAGATTAATAATAGAAAGCAATTGCAGATCCCGATCCCCCTCAGAGATGGAAAACGCAAACAAGCATATGTTCGCAACAGCGGCTATAGCGCACGCAGCATCAACCACAGTATTAGCGCGTTTTAAGAAATTGCCCACATTGTAACTATGCGTCAGATTCGGAAACTAACTCCAAGTCCTCAACATAATAATCTTCAACAGTACCAGTGCGCATGTTGTATACGGAAACCAACGGAAAAATTTTTATTTGTTTTTCATTATAGAAGGTAGAAGATACCAAGCCGAGTGCCTCTTCATATCTCCCATCGTACCCGCACGTGGAGATTTTCACCAAATCACCGCGCTCCAGTTCTCGTTCAACAATTTTCAAATTTTTTTTCAATTTTATTTTTATTTCGACGTAAATTTTTCTAAACTTTATGGAGTATACAAATCGTAGAAACCAACAATAATTGACAATTTAAGGCTAGTTTCCTCCATCCATATCGGATTGGGAGCAACAGTCACGTCTAAATCGTTTGCTGTCCAGTTCACATGCCAAAAGTATATGTCATCATCTTCGATCGATATACGACGCTCAATCTTCACCAATACGCCAACTTGCTTATTGACAATATCGATAACTATATCGCCAGGATTTAATATAACATTGTCTGCTTGCTCGCGCCAGTGTAATTTAGTCATAGGTTAATTACCAGCATGTAACACCAAATGCCCAGTCCGGATCATGTTAATGATACTTTCTTCAGTATAGCGGGAATCGCCATCGCGGCACCAATAGATACGCCACACAATAAGTACAAAGCCGTCAGCCCTACCTTGCACTCGGGAGAAGTGCTTAGATATAAGAAAGCCTATATCGCCAGACTTAGTGTCATGGACGAAATCGCCCGAACCTAAAACTACAGTGATGCCCACATAATATATATGTGGATGAATCTAAATTTTCAGCCAACCTATTCTTTGCTTCTTGCATTGAATCAATTTACTAGCAAGATTAGCATCTTTATCGACAATGCATGCGCTAGCCGGCGCAAAGAATTGTTGAGCATCGATTGGCTCATAGTCTCCTACTTTCTCACCGGTGCGTGTGAAATTTTCGATAGTCTGAGAACTGTAGTATACCCCCGTAGCCATAGAGCTATGTGGAGTCGCAGCCATTAGTGGCGCTACCAACGCCACCGTTACTAATGTGTGTTTAAACATAATCATACCTTTATTCGATCAATCATATACGGATGGTTAACAGCCATATCCTTATACAGGCGCTTAAGCACCTTCTTAGCAATTTCTGCTACTTCGTCCTTACCAGCGCGCTTACCCAATAGGCTAAGTAGCTCATCTTCGATTAAAGCTTTCGTTTTTCTGCTACGCAGCTCCTTCTCGATTTCTTCACCGGCAATTTTACGTACGTCTGCCTTCGTTAGCTCTTCATTAATCAGCGCTTTAAGTTTTTCTGGTGTTAATAACATGATATATACCGTACCATAATTAGTCTTGTTTATTCATAACTACCAATCTTAAATGATCTTGTACCGCATCTGTGGTAAAACCTTTTTTAAACCAAAATACCCGGTATATTGGCTGGTGTATATACCGCGCCTTTATTTGCGTTATTATACCCAAACTGTAATCCTCACCATCGATGTAAACATAATCTGGTGAATAGTGGTACCCTACGTACCGCACCAAATCCCCAATACTGTATAATGCGATGTTTAATTGATCATAATAGCTGTCGTTTAACTTAAAGTCGTCCGGATCATCCATATATTATATATGCGCATGTTAAGCTTCTTTGGTTAACAAACGCTCACACTCCGGACATACTGCCGGCAATCTCATCACCATGCCTGTACGACAATGTACGCATGTGTATTTGTATTTCGTGGTTTTCACTTTATCTCCTCGTATAGATTTCTGTATTTGTACAACCTTCCAATTGTATGCATCCATAACCTCTCCTTCACACCCGGATGTGGGTATTTTATCCAATATATCCTTGCCATGTTCATCGACACTGTGCCCTCTTCTTCTGTATCGTACAACTCCACCACCAACGCTATGCCTCCGTGACATGTGCACGTGACTAGATCACCAACCGCAAGCTTGTGCTTAGGTGCCTTTAAAAAGAAGTCTTTCACCCGTTCCCTATATCCCACAAGGTATATACTTTGGGAAATATTTTGGGGCGGTTTTTTAAGCCTTAATGTATCTCAATTTTTTAGGCGCAGATCGAAAACGGGCTTAGCACCGGCATCAGGCACTATGCATAACGCAGGGACATATATCCCGGGTAGGGGGGAGGAGGGGGGTACCTCCTTCTATATGTCAAAAGAATGTCAAACATATGCAGTCAATCTTTCACACCTTTATTACATATACCATTCTTTATCACATAACTGTATACGTATAAGACTATCGGAGCATAGCACACGATGATAGTGCAGGTTTCCCCTACTCTTTTTAATAGTCTCTTAACTCTCGGCAATGTTTCCTCCTTACCTAAACAGTCTCTATCATATTATATAATACATACAACTGTATTCGTTTACGTACTCTCGCTCATGCAAAACCTACATGTAGTGTGTCACTGACGTTGAACCCTAGCATTTCGCTAATGATTGGCATGCACACACACTACGGGTAGTGTCTCGTATATAGTGTTAGTACGCCATTAGCAGGAAAAGCATAGCCGTCCACATGATAGCGCCCAAGCAATCGTAAATCTTTTGTTCTGTTTCCCATGTCATAGTATGCACTCCTTTGCTTTCTATATCTATATTATACACTCTCGCGCATTGAATGTCAAGCGGCGCATGTCAAAGGAATGTCAAGGAACGCATGCATGCCGGCACATGTCAACAATACGTCAAAGAATAGCCGGCAAACCGGACATAATATGACTTGACACGATAAAATGCTTGACAATAAGAGCGATAGCGCATATGTACTAAACCCTTTGTGTATTCACAACACATTTACAAACACATTATAGTACAGTCATACAAGCGCGCACATATTAAACAACTGTCAGACAATCACGTAAAGCCACAAATAGAAAACATATACAGTTTAATACACATAACTACACAACGTTAAGTTAATTCATATACTACTTCTTTCTCTATTACTCTACTATACAATCCTTCTACTACAGGTGCAGCAATGATCTGTAAACATTTAAGAGAGTTATTATATACTGTATAGTTATTCTCGTCCTTGTCTACTACTATGCACACAGCCTTTGACTTTGCAGATACGGCTTTTCTTTTTATTAACTCTCCGGCATTAAATGTTTGAATAGAATCCATTTATGTTTATCTACTCTCCAATGCATTACGGGCATTTGGATCAGTTGCAACGGACTCCAGCGCGGTGCGGATACCTTGCAGTTCACCAATGGCTTGATATATCAAAAAAGGAATCCCACACGATCCTCCGGCTACCATTAACATTGTCATTATTTCCATCTTATTCGCTCTCCTTATTATTAGCGAGTTCTTCGGCTTGTTCTACCATTTTAGCTAAGTCAGCCACAGTTAGCTTTTTATCTTTACGATACTTGTTTTGTTCTCTTACGAGTCTGTTATATTGTTTCTTCTCGTATCTGTTGATGTGCAGATTCTCAATACCCAACGCTCTCAACTTATGCATGAATAGCTTGACATTTTTATATCTCGCTCCGTCCTTGTCTACCCTCGCATCTGCACGGGTTAGCACTACCTCTCGGAAGCTAAGGCGATCGTCAATATACTCGACGAATGTTTGAGAGATGTAATACTTTGACATAATAAATGGAGAGTCTTTATTTATGGTCGCGCTCTACTCGACTTAGTTGCTCTGGCTTCTATGTTTATAAGGCTGGCGGCTCTCCCATTATTCCAGCGCGTTTATCATGAGGGTGGCTAATCCTCTTATAGCCGTTACTGTAGGATCTTCATTATCTTTAACCTCAAGGGCTAGGGTTGGACATCTTACTCTGCGGCATATACAAGCCCGCCGCAGCACTCGGCACTATGGAGTTGGGGGTTTTCATTTTCTTTACTTTACCTCTCGCGCTTTGCGCTTTACGGGTTAGGTGTGATTATAGGATAGCTTCGCCGATTGCGACACCAAGCCCGAAGGCAAGGAGCAAGAGCGGACTAAAAAAGAGGATTCCAAGAAAGTCGTTCATTTAGATGCCTTCACCGGCAGCTAGCGCAGCAAGATCAGCCTTCTCTTCGTCGCTAAGGTGTTCCTTGGCTTTGTTGCGGAGGCTGGCGGCGCTCATCTTGGTGGGGTTCTTATGCTCACCGTTACAGCCATCAGCAAAAGACTGCGCGCCTTCTAGTGTGTTATAGTCGATGACGGCTTGCTTGCCCTGCGTTGTGGAGTTGCGGAAGACGCGCCACATCTGAGGGCCGACTTGCTCGACAGTCCAGCCTTGCAGTTGCTTCCGCGTTGGCGGTGCTGGCAGTGGCTTGTATGCTTTCTTGCGGCTTGATGTGATCTCAATGTTGTTAATCATTGGATCTTGACGATACCGGAAGTTGTCGTTTGAGTCAGTGAGTTGATCGAGGGTGAATGATGTTGGCATTGATATATCTCCTTACTTGATATACTATATTATACACTAAAAATGGGGTGAAGTCAACAACTAAGTTGTCAAGAGAATGTCAGGGACTAGTCAATAGACTCAACACTACAAGTATCCTCATCACCGATATTCTCGATAATGTCACCGTTCCAATCCTCATCTTCTTCGATCTCTTCAACAAGTTGCTGCTGAAACTCAATCAGGCGATCGAGCAGTTCCGAAGCATCGGCGTTGCGGGCGGTAATATCAAAAGTCAGTCGGTATGTCATAGTGTTCTTTCCTTTCTATACATATAATATAACATAGCGGAGGGGTAAATGCAAGGGTTAAGTTGTCAAGGAAATGTCAAGAGATTACAGTGACCAAGTGTGGCATGATCCAACCAGTTCTGCCGTCATTCCAGCGAACCACTGGGCAAGGCGTGGGGCTATCTTCATAGAAATACCAAGACACTATAATGCCCAGCATGCCAGATTCAGAGTTAAGGTTTCTCACCAGATCACC